CTAACTACATTTCTTTTTGGAACGGCTTATGCTGCCGTCATTACACACAAACTTACCATCAGCGGTACAGTGCGAGACGCCACCTTTCGACTTAGAACATGGATAGTTGGCTGCATACGTGAAGGAAGAGGTGCTCAGTAATGCGAAACACAGAGGAAGAAGTAACACGTTCAGGGTTTTCATCGATCATTTTCCTTGTCAAAAAATAGCCCACCACAGCACGAGCCATTAAGGCTTTAATGATGACTCGTCATCAAAGCACTTCCATGGCTCATTGACGCCACTTTTTATGGCCTCTGCATAATGCCTGACTAATTCAGCAGTGACTTTGCTATGCCGCACAAACATGCTCAGGGCATAAAGCCCATCCCTGTGGAGATCGACCTCCTCCAGAATCGTGTCGGGTACAAAACAAACCGTTCTGTTTGATAAGGTGCGAAGGTAATACTTTTTATTTAACGCCCATGACTGGTTAGTAATATTTGCGCCGATCTCTACGCTTTTTGACTCTGGCATACAGACAACAAACCATGTCAACCCACCCTGGCGACTATCAACGTCGTCATGTAATAAGGCTTCCAGGCCTGCTGCACCCTCACTTTTAATAACGTTAAGCGCGGCCAGTAGCTGCTTTTTACCGTGATGAGATTTAATGGCGAGAAACAGAATCGCGCCGCTGATGTAGAGCGCCAACGCGAAAATAAACACAGCGAGCCACCATGCCCCAGAGCCCGTCTTAGCAATCTGCGAGGCCAGAATTATGCTGATGCCAAACGTAGCCAGTAGTGCCAGAGTATTGACGAGAACCTGTTGCTTTTTAGCTTTCCATAAGTAATAGCCAATGAAAACGACAAATAATCCATAAAAAAAGAGCAGTGACCTGTCCATTTATGTTTCACATCCTTGCGAAACCGCGCTGACTACAGCGGTGAAAAATTCCTGCGATACCAAAAAAACAAGGGGCTGGCAAAATGCCAACCCCTTGTATCTACACTACTTTCACGGATGTCGCGAAAGCGTTTCTTAGTTCAGGCGCTTTTAACGGACGCCATTGATATACAAGTAAAAATTAACAAAAACAGCAAGTTAATTGTATCCTTAGTGCAATGAAGTGTCACCAAATGCAAGCTCTGTGGGCATTATATGGACACCAAAACCGCCGGATCGGCAATCGGGTTCAGGACTGCGGCTTCTTCAAGATGGTCAGGTGCGAAATGCGCATACTTCATAGTTTCACGTATGTTGGAGTGGCCCAGGATTTTTTGTAAAACAAGTATGTTCCCACCGTTCATCATAAAGTGAGAGGCGAAGGTATGCCGCAGAACGTGTGTTTTCTGTCCCTCGGTTAGCTCGATGTCGGTCAGCGCCAGCATTTTTTTAAACTCCTGATAGCACGGCTTGAACATTTTGCCCTGACGAGTTGCCAGTTCATCATAAAGCCATCTGGGAATCGGGACGGTGCGGTTTTTTTTACCTTTTGTTTTTGTAAACGTCAGCTTATAGGGTGACAGTTGAGAACGGGTAAGGCGTTCAGCTTCACTCCATCGAGCGCCGGTCGCAAGGCATACTTTTACAATCGTCGTCAGGTTTTCTTTTCCATATTGTTCACACGCCCGAAAAAGCTTAGCGATCTGTTGCGGAGTCAGCCAGGACATTTCTTTCTCGGCTTCTTTGAAAACGCGAACACCTTCGAGCGGGTTCGGTAGTTTCCATTCCCCAAGTCTTTTAAGTTCGTTAAATACAGCCATCAAGTACTGTTGCTCACGGTTAACCGTGATAGGTTTTGCTACCCAGTCCGCAGGGTCTTTGTGGTATCCATTATCAATCTTTCCACTCAGCCGCTGGTCACGATAATGCGCCCAATCTTTAGCGGTTAGCTGTGAAGCCACCGGGTCACCAAGGCCGTTACAAACAATATGCAGTTTAGCTAAGCGTGATTTGCTGGCTACTAGAGCCTGACCGTGAAGCTTGTGCCAAAGTTCGATTATCTCACTCAATCTGCGCCGGTCTTCTTTCTCGCTTTTCCAAGGCTTGTCTTGCGCTTCCCTCTTTTTAAAATCCTCAAAAGCAACGGCCTCGCCTTTTGTCGCAAATTTCTTCCTGATGCGACGACTCTCCGCCCCGTCTAAGCGAAAATCACAAAGCCATTGTCCATTAGGCAATTTTGTAACAGACATTTACTTGTCCCAAATTCTCATGAATATGGCAGGTTGGTTAAATTTGGCTGGTAAAAACATGGCTTCAGTTGTTACGTTGGACAATCTAATGTTGAACGTTTCATCCTTTTTGAAATCCATCTCAACTTGATGAATCAAAGGAAAGTTATTTAAATAAGCACCAAAAATATTAACTTTTTGGTTTACTCCCGTATCATTTTTAAGATTAATAACAATCGATACGTTAGAAGGTTTAAAATCAGTAACGCTTAATTTATTATTTTGGTAAGCCTGCAATTTGTCCTCAAGGCTTGGTGCGATGTTAACGAAAACAGTTTTGTCTGAAAAAGATAGAACACGTAACTTAGGATGTTCAGGTTTCAGCATGTCAGCCGCACCATAGGCAATAGGTAACGTGAATTTTGCATAAGAGTTAAACTGTTGCGTATAACATTCGTTAAATTTTGCTTCTGGGAATATGTCATTTACTGCGCCCTGAACTCGTAATAAAGAGTCTGAAGGTTTACGAGAGTCCTCATAGCTATTACAAGCTGCTACTTCTGCTAGCAATGTGGAATCTATTAAGGTAATGCTTTTATCAAATAGCTTTGAAAATAAAATATCTGAAGTCCATTCAAGCTTACATCCTGAAAGAATAAGCGTAGCTACAAATAGAATTAGTGTTTTTGTTAAACCATTCATATTACATATCCTATGCAATTTTATTTAAACAAACCCATCAGTTTTTACCAGCTCACTAATAAAGCAAATCCAAAAAATTTCAAAACTTAAATATCTAAAGAAAATATCTTAAGCACTTGATATTAAAGTTAGCATTACTCGCCCTTCTGAAGTTACATCGTCCGTTCCGCAGGTAAACTCAACTCCATCGTTTACGTTACAGGCTGTAATTCTATTTCCTGGAATTTTGGATACGTTATACACGTCAATCTCTCCGTCTACATTTAGCAAAAGCGTACCGCTGGCAATTTCATTTTTATCAGTATCTATAATCCATGCCATTTTTGCAGTTGAAAGATAGACCGGGTAGGAGGCATTCGACGGAACTAATGCGTTATCAATTAAAATATTGCCTTTTTCAATAATTTTGCCAGCAAATAATTCAAGATGATCGATATGGCGACCTTTATCCGTGTTTGTGGCCTTTACCATTTCGCCGTTACCAGTTGCTAACCATTCCAGATTAACACCAGTATCTAAAGCACAGGCCACTACAACGTCGCCAGGAAAAAAATTACGGCGAATCCATGTGCTTATAGTTCCAGATGAGATACCTAGCAAATCACCTAGCTGTTTCTGCATAGTAAAACCATAAGCAATCAACAATCTATGTAAAAGTGCCTGACCACCTGAATCTAAAATTTTAGAATATTGGGTTTTTACACTATGTGGTCGCCCTTCACTAACACCCTCATAATTTGCATTTGCAAACTCACCTTTCAAAAGCCAGTCAATTTCCACCCCGGTCTGCTGCGAGCAGAGCATGATGTACCTAAAAGGAACGCTATCCCTTGAAACCCAATTACTTACGGTGGAGCGAGGTGCTTTTATTCGCTCAGAAAGCTCGACATTTGAACTTACTCCATAAGCTTCTCTCATGCGTGTCAAGATAGCCTGCGCGCTGTCTTTGGTATCACTCACAATTGTAATCCTTGCACTTATGGGGATTGACATGCCGCATAATGCGGCATATGCTCACCCATGAATCAAAAATGCACGCCAATGCATCAAAACAACACCTAACCGGAGATATTCTCTTATGACTCCTCAAATTGCAATCCCGTCAGGCCCCGATCTGATGACCTACGAAGAGTTTGCCGTCACCTACGGATACAGCATCCGCACTGTTAAACAGATGGTTGCTGATGGTGATCTTCTGTTGATGCCCCGTAAAAAAGATGGTGGCGCAGCTCGTATCAATATGGTCGCTTTTCGGGGTCGCTTGTTACAACAAGGCCTCAATTGCAAATACGTTGCCGCTTAAGCAATTCAATTATGCGAGTTGAAAAGGAACGCAACATGTTTGATTTTAGAGTTTCTAACCACCCACATTTTGATGATGCCTGCCGCGCCTTTGCTAAGCGGCATGACGTTACTGCATTAGCCAGGCGCGCAGGGATGAAACCGCAAACCCTTCGCAACAAACTTAACCCCACTCAACCCCATCAGTTCACAGCACCAGAAATTTGGTTGCTGACTGATTTAACCGAGGATGCATCACTGGTTGACGGCTTTCTTGCTCAAATTCATTGCCTGCCCTGTGTGCCGGTAAATGAGTTAGCCAGGGAAAAATTATCCATCTACGTGATGCAGGCCACCGCGCAGGTTGGTCAGGTCGCTGCGAACGCGGCAACCACTGGCCGTATTACTCACCTGTCCCGTCGTTCGATTGTGGAAAGTGCGAATGCCGGAATGCGTTTTCTTGCGTTAAGCGCGCTGGCTGTAGATGCGCGTCTTAAATCCAGCCCGGCGATGTCCAGTGCGGTCGATACCATGACCGGCGTCGGCGCATCGTTTGGTTTGATCTGAGGTGCCGGTTATGAATAACGCACCTTCATTTGCTTCATTGCTGGTTCGTCAGAGTCCCTCCATGCACTACGGCAATGGCTGGATTATGGGAAAAGACGGTAAGCGCTGGCATCCAAGCCGCGACCAGTCCGAATTATTAAACGGGCTGAAAACCACGCGGAAACCGTCAGCATATTTAATTATTCGGATTGCTCGTTCATTAATTAAAAGGTTGGCTTATGGCTCTTTCAAAAAATGACCTTAATTTAATTCTCGGTGTTGTGATCCCTAATATGGATAACGGCTTCGAAATTAAAACCCGTTCAGGTGAGATTTTCAAAGTGGACCCGAACTGGGAGTGCTGCCAGGAATTTATGGAAGCACTAAAAGCGGAAATGATTAACCAGTTGAATCACAAACCGCACCGCGTCTACGGCTACAACTAATCGTTCAAGTTAATTCATGGCGTAAACCCGCCGGGCATTCTTTTGCCCAAATTCTGGAGAAATGAAAATGCGAAATACCGAAACACGTAAAACCAAAACCGGGCCTGATGATGCAGGCCTTAATTATTTGCTCACTGAGGCCCGCAAAGATGAACGCCGGGGCCGCGCTGAGGCTATGGCCGCGCGTCTGGACACGCTGGCTGCTCGTATCACCTCACGCCAGCTCAACTACGCAGAAGCAGCAGAGTTATTGCGCGATGAGGCCGTCAAAATCCAGAACGAAGCTCAGGAGATCCACTGATGCATAACGCGCAATTGATTCCCGGCCAGCGTGTTCTGGTGACCCAACTTGAATCGGACAATGTTTACAACTGGATATTTATTAAGCGCCTGCCCAAAGGGGTAAGCGTTTTTATCCTTGCGGATTTCGTCGGCCTTACTGGCCCCGATGATATTGGCGATGTGTATTTAACCGACAGCATAGTTAGTCGCTGCGTAAAACCGGCGGAGTCTCACTGATGGCTGACTCTATCGATCTGGCCCAGCAACGCGAGCATGAAGAACGCGAGCGCCTGATTCTTAATGCCCGCAGCCGTGGCGCTGCGGTTTCCCGTTTTCTGTGCGAATCGTGCGGCGAATCCATCCCTGAAGCGCGGCGCATCGCAGTACCGGGCGTGGCGCTGTGCGTCACCTGTCAGGAAGTTACAGAGCTGAAAGGCAAACATTATGTAGGTGGTGCTGTATGAACAAAGAAAGACTGGCCGTTAAGCCGCTAACCGATGCGGAACTGGATGAAATCATAGCCGGGAACGTTGACGGTGTTGAACCTACAAGTCAGGAAATATCGATGGCGCTGGAATTGCGCGAGCGTCGCAGCCTTACCCGGATAAATTTAGTTGTTGAGTCGGCTAAACAAGGCGGTGCTGTATGAGCACCATCCTGAAATGGGCAGGTAATAAAACTGACCTTATGCCGGAAATCTTAAAGCATCTTCCCAAAGGCCCGCGCCTGGTTGAACCGTTCGCGGGTTCCTGCGCTGTGATGATGGCAACAGACTATCCTCATTATCTTGTCGCGGATATCAACCCCGATTTAATTAATCTGTATCGCACCATCGCAAAGGATTGTGAAAACTTTATCCTGCGCGCAAGGGCAGTATTTGAAAGTTTTGTACTGGCTGAAAATTATTACCGGGTGCGTGAGGCTTTTAATCATGACCGGGAAATTAATACTTTTCACCGCGCTGTTTATTTCCTCTACCTCAACCGCCATTCCTACCGTGGGCTTTGCCGTTATAACCAGAGCGGTGGCTTTAATGTCCCGTTCGGGAATTATAAAAAGCCTTATTTCCCGGAAGCGGAAATACGTGCCTTTGCTGAAAAAGCGAAGCGAGCCACGTTTGTCTGCGCCAGCTTCGACGAAACCCTGAATATGCTGGAACCGGGTGACGTGATTTACTGTGATCCACCTTATGACGGTGTATTTACCGGGTATCACACAAATGGTTTTAATGAGGATGACCAGTACCGTCTGGCCTCCATTCTTGAGCGCCGTTCATCAGAAGGTTACCCGGTTGTCGTATCCAACAGCGATACGTCATTAACCCGTTCCCTCTACCGCAATTTCGTATGCCACCGCATCACGGCGCGCCGCAGTCTGGGTGTTGCCGCCGGTGATGGCAAAACCGCCCCGGAAGTGATCGCCGTATCCCGTTACCCGGCCCAAAAGGCATGGTTCGGGATTGATTTAGCCAGTGGCCGGGATTGCTCGGTGGAAGTGCGTTTGTAAATGACTGACACCGTATTCCCTTACGCATGGAACGCCCCCCGCGCCGCTGTCGGAGCTTATAAGGCTGACGACAGTGAGCGCGGTATCCGTTATCTGACGCCTGACGGTAAGCGTAAGTTTCTATCCGCGATGGAGCTGGCGGAAACCGATGAAAAACCAGACCGCAGCAAGGCCGCCCGCCGCCGTCTGGCTTCGTTGCCTCATTACGTTCGCAGTTTTTATGCGCGCAAACTGGAGCAGATGGACGCGAAAGGCAAAAAAGCAGCCGATAACTGGCTGTTAAACACCTTTGAGCGCCATGTCCTTTCCCGTATTGACCATGTGAATGACCGTTACCTGCCGAATGCGACGTTACCGGCGGCCCTGTTGCCGCTGCGTAATGAGTTTTTCCGCCTGTTGTGGGCCGGTAAAAAAGAACTGAAACGCCTGGCGCATAGTCTTGCAGACATCCTGCAAAGCGAGTTTATACGCGAGGTTGATTTTCAGTATGAACGCACCGCCGATCCTCATTTTTCAGCGCTGTCGGGCTATGGCCGGATAGGATTTCTGGCATCGCACCTGAATACCGCCGTGCCCGGCTGGACGGCCTACTGCAACGAAGAACTGGAAGGCGAGGACGCGCTGAAATGTGTGGCGCGCCTACAGTCGCCGCAATGGTGGCTTAACCGCCTGCGCCGTATGCATGCACGCTGGCGTGAACACCTCATGATTGTGACCGGTTACGTCCAGGCTAAATCCGCACCCTACAGCAGTGAACCCTGTGTTCAGGAATGGCAGGCCCAGAAAAAAGCCAACCGTGAATACCTCAATGCGATGGAACTGGAAGAACAGGACACCGGCGAGCGTCTGTCACTGGCAGATAAGGTGAACGGCAGTATTGCTAACCCGGCCATCCGGCGCGCTGAGTTAATGGTGCGTATGCGTGGCTTCGAAGACCTGGCAAAGCTGGAAGGGCTGGCCGGTGATTTCTATACGCTTACCGCCCCGTCCGCTTATCACTCAACACAAAAGAGCGGACGCCGTAACGATAAATTCAACGGTTCTTCCCCCCGTGATACCCAGCGCTATCTCTGTAAGGTGTGGTCAAAAACCCGCGCCGCCTGGAAACGCAGGGGTATCCGTGTCTTTGGTTTTCGGGTTGTAGAACCTCACCACGACGCCACACCGCACTGGCATTTGTTGCTGTTTATGCGCCCGGAACATGCTGAGCTGGCGCGCGCCATTTTCCGTAAATATGCCCTGAAAGAAGATGGCGGCGAAGCGGGCGCAGAAGAGAACCGTTTTAAGGTCGTACCGATTGAGGAAGAACAGGGCAGCGCCACCGGCTATATCGCCAAATACATCAGCAAAAATATCGACGGTTATGCCCTGGACGATGAGAAAGACGAGGAAACCGGCGAGCCGCTAAAAGATATGGCGCGCCGTGTCAGTGCCTGGGCGTCCCGCTGGGCTATTCGTCAGTTCCAGCAGATTGGCGGCGCACCGGTGACCGTTTACCGGGAACTGCGCAGGCTGCGGGATCGCGAGCTGGTTTTACATCCAGAGATTGCCGAAGCGCATACCGCTGCGGATGAAGGGAACTGGGCCGGGTATGTTACGGCGCAGGGCGGCCCGCTTGTTGCCCGCGACTGTTTGCGCGTCCGGCTGAGTTATGACGTAACCGAAAATGGCAATATTTACGGCGATGACGTGTCCAGAATTTCCGGCGTTTACAGCCCGTTTAAGGGCGAAACATCCCTGATTTTAACCCGCATATCACAGTACAAAATCGTGCCGAAGCGTAAGCAGGATGACGCTTCCGGTTTTGATTTTGACTTTTCAGGCGGCAGCGCCGCCCCTCGGAGTTCTGTCAATAACTGTACGCGGGAGCCGCGAACTGTTGAGAGTGAGGAAAAATTAAGCGCCATAAATGATCATAATTCTGACGATATACTGGTGGATTACAGCTCCCTGACGCATAAGGAAAGAAAAGCGATTGCCGCCAGGCTGTCCGCAGAGTTTAAGGCGGAACAGCAACGCAAACGCGAGCGGCGCAAACGGCAGCCGGTATTGCGCCAGCCTGGCGAACGGGCTGAAAAAATCCGCGAATTTGCCAACTCCATCGGCTGGGATATCGGAGAAACAGAAGTTGGCCTGTTGCTGACCGGTCAGCGTATTGCGCTGGACGGTGTTTTCTATGTCGCCCGCAGTGACGGTGCGCTTTACAGAACGCGGGAAAAATTGCCGCAATCCACGGCTACAGCTGTTAATTCTTGGGTAATGCGGTTGCGGGTGGCTTATCAGAATCGCGGTTAATGCATCGCCATAATTTCAATGGGTTATCAATTAAAAATATATCAATGTTGATCCTACTTTTTGACGGGAACCACTTTTAAATTTTTCGCAATACGTGCTACTGTATGTTTATACAGTATCTCGAACGGGAGGGATTCATGATTGTTGATGAAGTCAGCCGTACCCAGCACAAATGGGCCTGCGTACAGTTTATTGCGGAAGTTGCGCTGATAGCTAACTGTAAACCGGCAGATCTGAAATTGGCCTTAAGTATTATTGCTGATCTTGCTAATAGTGAAAAAAATGAAAATGAACAAGATTTTTTCTACGAAATCAATTAAAAATATAAAAATCATGGAGTTAGATAAAAAACTTATTCGTTAACTTGCCGTTTATAGGTGTTATTAACTCTGGCCACAGTTGAAAGAAAATGAGAAAATTAACAAAAAGAAAAACTCTCTTCTCATGGCGAGAGCTTTAGCTATAATACGCGGTCAGTTTTAGGAGGGTTCATGCCAACTGTAGTTTCGCTTTTTTCTGGTTGTGGTGGGTCAGATGCTGGAGTCATCAGTGCTGGCTTTGATGTGCTAATGGCAAATGATATATTGCCCTATGCGCGTGAGGTTTATCTTGCTAACCACCCAGAGACCGACTACGTTTTGGGCGATATTAGTAAAATTTCATCTTTTCCATCTGCTGATCTGCTTGTTGGCTGCTACCCTTGCCAAGGATTTAGTCAAGGTGGAGTACGCAAAGCTGATAGGAAAATAAACACCCTCTATCTCGAATTTGCACGTGCGCTACGGGCTATAAAGCCAAAAGCTTTCATTGTTGAAAATGTTTCAGGCATGGTGCGCAGAAATTTTGAGCACCTTTTACAAGACCAATTTAAAGTTTTTACTGAAGCTGGATATCAGGTCAAGTCTCAAATTCTTAACGCCTCGCATTATGGTGTAGCACAAGATCGTAAACGTATTTTTATTGTTGGCATTCGTGAAGAATATGGCATTGAATATCACTTTCCTAATGCAACCCATGGTCAAGGGTTCAAGCCATTTACGACAATAAGAGATGCAATAGGTCACTTACCTGCTTGGCCAAAAGGTGAATACTACGATTCGGATTTTCATTGGTATTATATGTCACGAAATCGTCGTCAAGAATGGGAGCAAATATCTAAAACAATTGTTGCTAACCCACGGCATATGCCTCTTCATCCCATCAGCCCTAGTTTAGTGAAACTGGGGCCAGATACATGGAAATTTACTTCAAGTGAACCTGCTCGCAGATTTAGCTATAGAGAAGCTGCTTTGCTTCAGGGATTCGGTGATCTTAACTTCCCTGAGGCGGAATCTGCATCGTTGAACATGAAGTATACAGTCGTTGGCAATGCAGTGCCGCCTCCATTATTTGAGGCGGTAGCTAATGCTTTACCTAAAGAGCTCTGGTAGAAATTAAGGATCGGGAACAACGTCTCTAAATTCCGTTTCAAACTCAGTGAACCACTGGAATGAAACAATCGTATCCCATAAATTTGCTTTATTAATTAAAAAAAGTGTCCTGAGTCGATCTAAAAGAACAACACCCGAAGTCGGTCGGGCTGTAACCCATTGTCCATTTGAATCCCGATAGAATACAGGTGTGAACATTACCGACGGATAAGAAAAAGTTGTATGAAAATAAGGAGTTAAGTTTAATGAATGGGCTTCTAAGGTTTTTTTAGGCCAACCTTCCTCTTGAGCTCCGCATTGTCCTAAAATGCCAAAATTGCAACTCAAACTGTCCTCAAAGTTTACTGTAGCAATAATATCGAAGCCAGCATCTCCAGAACTGCCAACACGGTCACACTCTTCTTCATCAATGCGTTTAACTCCTAAATCGGCTCCCATTACCCTTAATGCGCGACGTAAATCAGTTCCATAATAAGCGCGGCGGTCTTCAGAATTAGCATCAAATATTCTTACAACTCCATGGGCAGGTAATAACCCTTTCGTAGCGTACTTACATACTACTGCAAAACCTTTTGCCCATCGTTGAGCGGCTCCTTGTATACCGATAAATGAGCGTAGCCGCGAACAGCACAAAGCGAATATATAAACTCTATGTTTATTTGTAATTTCATCTTTTAGAGAAATAGTATCCCCTTCAACATTGAAAGGATACATATCAGCCATGCTTGCATTTCTATAGCTCAACTGTATCCACACATTTTCTAATTGTGCTTCTGTTCTATCACCCAGAACAGCATCGGAACGAATCCTTCGTGCTTCGCTGCGCTCGTGATCTACTTCATCAACACTTGTATTAGAAACATTCAATAAACTGCCTAAGTCGGTTTGATGGAAAGAACTACGCCCTGTATAATTTATAAGGCATAATAATTCTACTAAATCAGCCAAGAGGTGCGGCGTATTGGGATGCATATCGCCAACTTCAAAAGTCGTCATCACCTTTTTCCTTCTCTGCCAATTCTTTACCAATCATTTTGATATTTTTATTAATGCGCTTGGCAACTTCGTATGCGCTACTGTTATAATCTACGTTTGCAACCATACCCGCTGCTTCAATCATCAACGTCTCTATTTGGTATAAGATCTCCAAGAAATCTTCGCTAATGTCAGATGTAAGTTGATATGCAACGACTAAGGATGCACCTTCTCTGAATTGCTGTAGTGCTTTTGAGTTATTTACAATAGCAGCTAGTTGTCTAAGGTTTCTTGATTCACCAACCTTCGTATTTCCTTCTTTATCTCTCAGATATAACCACTCTGTAAGTTCCTTTATAGCAATATCATTAAGATAACGAGGGTTAATAATTGGATCGGTTGGTATTGTCTCTCCATCTTTTTTAATATCAACGCCAACAAAAGCCCCTATCCTTTCATCAGCAAGCGCCGTTGATAGTATTGAAAACTTAATGCTTTGCTCATTAAGCTCATCAATTCCGTAAAAATCATCCTTTTCTATTCTTCTATAAACAGCTAAAGCATCAAGGTTTCTTTTAATATGGTCGCGCCTACTACCAATTATTTTTGCAACTTCATGATAGCGTTCAGAAGCAGATAAAGATGGATTTGTAATGTCAAAGATTTGCTCAATGTATCTAGCTTTAGCCAGTGGTTCCCACTGTTTTATACCTGTAATATGCCTAAAACCAAGATAAGGCAGAACATCATTTCTGCTTTGCTTTATTATAACTGGAAGCGCATCAAAAACACTTTTATTCTCGTTATGAATGTTGATTGCCCGAGCGCTAGGGTTATCACTTAGATATGGATTTAAAATTAGTTTTACTGCTGTTAGCCTGCGGTTTCCCTCAATAACCTTAAATTTACCATTATCTCCTGGTATTACAATTAGTGGTTCGCCACTAAAGAAACCATTTTGTGAAATCGCACTCATCAGATCTTCAAGGGAAGTTGAAGATGCAATGTAATTAATCATCGCTTGCTGTGTTCTCTCAACCGCATTAGGTAGTCGGGGATTTGCATCATCTAGTTCTAAATCATCTACCGCGATCATCTCAACATCTGACATATGCTTCTCCTGCCTTTACAGGTTTTAATTTTTGAAGTTTAGATTCTCCCATCTATTTAGAATTTTACAACACTGATTGGATATACACTGATATGCATGACTATGGTGCATGAAAATGAAGGATCTAAAAAGGATCGTTATGCCTCTGGCCCGCTTGTTCTGGCGGGCTTTTTCGTTATTCATGCGCCTGCATGAAAACCCATGCATAAAGCGGGCAGGCGTGGCGGGGCTACGAGCGCGCGGTTTGGGTTTTCAGGGGTGGGATGGTGCCCAAAATGGGGCAAAATGACAGCCTCCGGGCTGCTGTGGCGTCGTGGTGCCGGGAGGGTTGTTAGGCGAAGGATAAAAACAACGAGGCCGCAGCGTGCTTCCTGTGCGTTTTTGGATAGGTGAGCCGATTAAATGAGTATTCGACTCACCATTTGAGCTAAAAAAAACCGCCAGTTAAGGCGGTTATGGTCTTGTTCAGGCTGGTTAACTGTTTTCATCGGGGTCAAGGTTGTAAGGTTCAAACGTAATCACCTCTTCACCAAGCCAGTCATTAAGTTCGCTCATTCGTTTCTGAAGCGGGATCAGCTCATTGCGAACAAAAACTTTTGCCGCCTTTTCTACGTCACCGAAACCGCCGGTATTAGTCGGGATGATGCCCATCAGCTGAGGCGGCACACGGTGCGCGGCCAGCATGTCATCACGGCTGATATTTTTAATATTCAGGAACTCATCCTTTGCCGCCACTTCCGACAGCGGGATTATCTGGATGCCGTCCTTTTTCCCGTTCGGACTGTACATAAACAGATTGCGGAAGTTCCCCGGCCCTTTCGACTTTTTCAGCGCCTCGCGGATATTATCCACGTCCTGCTGGTTGGCAGCCGGGTCGCTCATATACATGATGAATCCCGCGTGTGAGCCGTTCAGGTAATACTTACGGCGAAACAGTGTGGCCGACTCGTTAAGCAGGGTTGACGGGATGGCGGACAGGTATTCCGGCAGGCCGTAAATCTCCTGGTTCAAATCCGGCTCCATCAGGTGAAACACGCGGCCCGCGTCAAACTGGTACGGATCCTTGTTGTACCCGTACTGCACAAACCAGTAAGTATCAAGGTCCGTACCGCGCCGGGTAAATTTCGCCAGCGATGGCTCAAGGCTCAACGTCTGGCCCAGCCGGTTCACGCGCTGCTCAAGGTAGCTGTTACCAAAAGTCAGGAAGTCCAGGGCGAACCTGGAAAACGCCTGCTTTGAAAGCCAGCGATGCGGGATAAACGTACTGGTCAGGATGTTGCGCTTTACATAAATGGCACTGCTGTGGTGAGGTGCTGCCCGGAACGTGCGCGCCAGACCATCCAGACTGATGGGCGGTTCATACCACCGATCCACCTGGACGCATTCCAGATAATCCATCAGTTCCCGGCGGTCCAGAACAGGAACCGGCTCACCGAAGCTGAACGCTTCCACGCCTTGTGAATTCTGCGTCATGGTTTCTGCCGTGCTGGCGCCGCCCGCTTTGCTGCGACCGGTTGTTTTTTTCTTGCTCATTCCGGCTGCTCCTGGTCTGCCTGCGGCCATTTACCCATAAACAACATGGCAAAATTTTCCGCTGACATGGAGCGACGGTATTCGTCAATATCTTCCGGGCTGAACAGCGGCGCGTCTTCGCGCATATGGTCAGAAAGAATTACCGTTTCCCTGCTGGCAGGGCTGAGGTATTTCCAGACTTTCCACGCTGCCTGATTCTTTGAGGGGGTGGTATATGTGGTAAGACGGTGGCGAACATTTGCGGCGACAGCCTTGCCCAGCGTAAAGAGTGCGCCGGGATGAGTTGCCCAGGCGTATTCGCTCACATATGCGTTTCCGCACAATCCGGAAAAAAGACTTTTTTCCCCGGCAAAACAAATCTCCGCGCCATTGCTGAGAACGATTTTCCCTGTATCACTTTTAATTCTTATCCCTACCTCGCGGGCAAAACCAACAATATAACAACGGCTGGAACCTTCTGCATAAGCCTCCGTGGTGCCGATAAACACCTGATTTCTTCCGGTCTCGATAGCATCAATCAGTGCTTCCAGAGAAAAAGCAAAGTCAGCGCCACACTGGCGCATTTTGCTGTAGTGGCGCTGCCTGGCAGGATTGCGCATCCACTGTTGCTGATATCCAAAAAGCCGGATGGCTCGCTGCTTCAGGGCGTTAAGTTGATCGGGGGTAAATGAATAAGCCATTAAAAAATCTCCACGATATTGCTGTTGTTAACGGTGGTGCCTTCCAGCGGTTCATTGAACAGTGCGTGCATGGTCGCCCAGGCCAAATCGGCGTGGCTGGCTTCCTCGCTGCGGCTGGCTTCATAGGTCGGACGATTGCCGCTGGCCGTGGTGGCGCGGCGAATGGCCATGAAGGATTGCGCGATATCGGTCAGGCCCGCGTCATATTCCAGACGGCGGTGGCTGATGATGTCGTATGCCTTCAGGACCAGGGCGTTTTTCACGTTCGGGTTGTAAACAAACTCGCGGGCCGCCGGGAAGAACTGCTTAACGGACTTATAAACGCCATCGCCCACGCCGGTGGAGTCAATGCCGATATAAGTCACGTTGTATTTTTTCGTCAGTTCTTCGATAGCCTTCGCCTGGGCGCGGAAGTCCATGCCGCGCCACTGGTGGCGTTCAAGAATGCGGAACTTGCCGCCCGGCACATCCGGCGGCGCAATAACCACGCACCCGGCGCTATCGCCATTCTGGGTTCCCTTTGCCGGGTCGTAACCAATCCAGACCGGACGCCAGCCAAACGGGCGGATCATCAGCGGTTCGAAGTCGTCCCACACTTCCCAGCTGTCCACCATGCAGGCCTGCATGAGCGCCAGCGGGAACACCGACGCCAGGTCATCCACAAACTGGCACATCAGCAGGTTCTGGAATTCGTCCGGGCTGTATTCCAGGCTGAGCTGGTCGAGGTCGAACAGGTTACAGCCGCCGCGCACCGCGTCTTCAATGGTGACAATCTGGCGGAACTGGCCGTCGGGGCAGAGCGCGCCGGGTGACAGGTGGGCGTGAGACAGGTCGATCTCCACCCGGTCTGCTTTGGCGCGGCCCTTGTTGAACAGCGCGCCGGACCAGAACGGGTAAGCGCTGTGGGTCAGGCTGGACGGGGTTGAAAAATAGGTCTGTCGCCATTTTTTATGCAGCGCCATCCCGGAGGCGACCTTGCGCAGCTCCTGGAATTTCGGGATCCAGAAATATTCATCCAGATACAGGTTGCCGTGATAACTCTGGGCGGTGCGGGCATTGGTCCCCAGAAAATACAGCGTGGCCCCGTTACTGAGCGTCATCGGGTCGCCCTTCAGTTCAACTTCCACTTCGCGGGCAAACTCAATGATGTACTGTTTGAAAACGTGGGCCTGTGCCTTACTGGCTGAAAGAAAAATCTGGTTGCGCCCGGTGATAAGCGCATCAATCAGCGCCTCGCGGGCAAAATAATACGTCGCGCCAATCTGGCGGGATTTAAGCAGGTTGCGGATACGGTGAATTTTGCCCGCTTCCCACCACTGCCGCTGGTAGTCAAACGCGGAGCCGTGGAAAATCTCTTCCAGCTTCTCGATCTGCTCGTCGGAAAACACATTCTTTTCCGGCGGCTTGCGCGGGCCTTTGTTGCGGTTGGCAACTTTCGGATTCAGGTCGGCTTCATTGCCGCCGTTATTAAATTTCCCGATGCGCGCCTGCTGCACCGCCTGGCGGGACAGTAAATCAATTTCCTTGTAATCCTTCCCTTCCTTCTGCTCCTTCATGACGAGCTGGCAGTAGCGCGCCGCAGTGGTGAGCTGCATCTGATCCAGTGGGCCAATGTCAGCCCACTTGTCACGCTTTTTCCAGCTGTGAACGGTCGCGGGTTTCTCTCCCAGCATTTCAGCAATGCGGGCGATACGGATACCACTGAAATACAGGAACATGGCCTGTTTTCGCGGGTCGAGGTCTGAACTGATGGGCGTCGTATTCATGCCGCCAGACTACGGTCCCGCGCGCGTCCTGACCGCTTCCGGCTGTTGTGCCATTTTCAGCACAATGCCGCCACGTTGTCTCGCCGTCCGCGCCCCGCAACCATAAAGGCTCACATGACGTTATGAACTAACCGGAGCCGGAAACATGGCAAAAAAAGCAAAGCGTTTTCGTGTCGGGGTGGAAGGTGCCACCACGGACGGGCGCAATATCGAGCGCGACTGGCTGACCCAGATGGCCGCGAATTACGATCCGCAGGTTTACACCGCCCTGATTAATGTCGAGCACATCAAGGGTTTCACACCGGACAGTCCGTTCCGCCGCTTCGGGAAGGTTGACCGCCTGGAGGCTGAAGAAATTACCGACGGCAAACTGGCGGGAAAAATGGCGCTGTATGCCTGGATTTCCCCGACGGACGATCTGGTCGCCATGACCGGCAAAATGCAGAAGCTGTTCACGTCCATGGAAGTGAACGTCAGCTTTGCAGACAGCGGCGAAGCCTATCTGGTTGGTCTGGCGGTTACTGACGATCCGGCAAGCCTCGGCACCGAAATGTTGCAGTTCAGCGCAGGCGCGGCAAACAGTCCGCTCGCCAGTCGCAAACTGGCCGCCGGTAACCTGTTTACGGCTGCTGAAGAAACCCTCATCGAATTTGAAGACGAGCCGGAAGAAAAGCCGAATCTCTTCACCCGCGTTAAAGAGCTGCTGACCCGTAAATCCGCTGACGATAAGGCGAAGTTTGCCGACGTGCATCAGGCAGTGGAAGCGGTGGCGCAGGAGCACCAGACCCTGTCCGCCACCGTGGACGGGATCGGCACCGCGCAGACCGGGTTTTCCGCCCGCCTGGATGAAATGCAACAGGCCATTGAATCCGGTCGCGCGGAGCTGGTCAGCCTGCGCGAAAAACTTTCCGCTGAAGACAGCCGCAGCGACCGCCGCCCGACAGGCACCGGCGGGAACGGCAGCGCTGAACAACTCACCAACTGCTGACGGAGTTACAGCACAATGAAAAAAACCACCCGCTTTAAATTCAATGCGTATCTGACCCAGCTCGCGACGCTGAACGGCGTCGCCGTGTCGGATATCGCATCGAAGTACACCGCTGAGCCATCCGTCGCGCAGACGCTGGAAACCAAAATTCAGGAGTCATCCGGCTTCCTGCAAAAAATCAACATCATCCCGGTGGATGAGCAGTCCGGCGAGCGTCTGGGGCTGGGTATCGGTGCCTCCATTGCCGGAACCACCGACACCACCCAGAAAGAGCGCGAACCCACCGATCCGACCTATATCGATGGCGAAGGGTACAAATGTACCCAGACCAACTACGACACGGCACTGCCGTATTCAAAGCTGGACCTGTGGGCAAAATTCCAGGACTTCCAGACCCGCATCCGCGATGCGATTGTTCTTCGCCAGGCACTGGACCGCATCATGATCGGCTTTAACGGCGTGAAGCGTGAAAAGACCTCCAACCGGGAAACCTACCCGCTGTTGCAGGACGTCAACATCGGCTGGCTGGAGAAAATCCGCCAGGAAGCGCCGGTGCAGGTACTGGATAAAATCGTCAGCGAAGGTCAGGTGATCTCCCCGAAAATCCGCATCGGAACCGGTGGCGACTTCGCCAACCTGGACGCACTGGTGCTGGGCGCAGTGAGTGAAAAAATTGCGCCGTGGTATCAGGAAGACACCGAACTGGTGGTGGTCTGTGGCCGCTCGCTGCTGGCTGACAAGTATTTCCCGATTGTGAACCGCGACCAGCCCAACTCGGAAACGCTGGCGGCGGACCTCATCATCAGCCAGAAACGCATCGGCAACCTGCCCGCCGTGCGCGTTCCGTTCTTCCCTGCGAACGCCATGCTGATCACCCGCCTGGATAACCTGTCCATCTACTGGCAGGACGGCACCCGCCGCCGCTCGGTTATCGACAATCCGAAGCGTGACCGCGTGGAGAATTTCGAGTCCGTCAATGAAGCCTATGTGGTCGAGGATTACGACGGCGTTTGCCTGATTGAAAACATCGAGATGCTGGCCGCGCAGGGTAATGGTTCATCCGGCGCGCTGACTGCCGATAACATCCAGGCGCTGGTCGCGGCTGCGGTTCAGGGCGTGATCGACGGTCAGAACGCCGCAGGCGGCACCGGGGCGTGACCATGAACCCTTTCCGCGCCCACACGCAGTATATCCAGGCTAAGGAGGCTGCCCGCGAGGGCGGCAGCCACAGCGGGGCGAGCGGCTACAACATGATGTTGTTGCAGCTCACCGAACACCGCCGCCGCCTGAAGGGGATCCAGTCAACCGAGCGTAAGTGCGAGCTGAAACGGGAATTTCTGCCGCTCTATGCCGGGTGGATTGCCGGGTTGCTGGAAGCGGATTCCGCACCGCAGGACGACGTGGCGATGTACCTGATGATCTGGCGCATTGATGCCGGTGACTACACCGGCGCGCTGGATATCGCCCGCCATGCCCTGAAGCATGGCTGGGTGATGCCGCAGCGTTTCAACCGCACCACGGCAACGGCTGTTGCTGAAGAGTTTGCCGATGCCGCGATGCGCGCCTTTGCGGATGGCGGCACCTTCAACGCCGCGCTGCTGACGCAGGCGCTGGCGCTGGTCGAATCCCACGATATGCCGGACCAGTCCCGCGCCCGTCTTCACAAGGCGCTGGGCTATGCCCTGCGGGATAACGATCAGGCCGTCGCCGCGCTGAACCATCTTAAACGCGCCCTGCAACTGGACAACAACAGCGGTGTGAAAACCGACATCAAGCAACTGGAATCCCGGTTGCGAAAGGCCGCAAGCGGCTGACGAATCGTGCCAACGCGCGGGGCGGCACGGGGTGGCGACAGGCTGTAAGCCGCATCAAAACCCCGTCCACCGCCCAACTTTTGGGAGTAACGGAATGAATATGAAATTCGTTTCACCGGAGCCGGTGAAGGACGGCGCGCAGGACACCATCACCAACACGCCTTTCTGGCCTGAGATCAGCCTGTCGAAATTCCGCCAGGACATGCGCACTGACGGCACGGTCACCCCGGAACGGCTGCGCCAGGCACTGCTGACCGCCATGGCCGAAGTGAATGCCGACCTCTACGAGTTTCGCGAGAAACAACAGGCCAGGGGATGCGCGGATTTAAACAGCGTACCGGCGGAGAGTATCGATGGTGAAAGCCAGCGGGTGATGCTGTACCGCCGTGCGGTGTTCTGCTGGGCGAAAGCCAATCTGGTTGAACGTTACCGGGACTTTGACGCGACCGGCGAAGGCAAAAAAAAGGCGGATGAGTATGCCCAGACGGCAGACGAACTGATGCGGGATGCCCGCTGGGCTATTTCCCGTTTGCAGGACTTACCACATATGACGGTGGAGCTTATCTGATGAAAGTCCGGGCGCAACAGAATGACACGGTTGACGCCATCTGCTGGCGTTATTACCGGCGCTCGCAGGGCATGACGGAAGCTGTCCTGAATGCCAACCCCGGACTCGCGGAGCGGGGGCCGATCCTGCCGCACGGGCTGGAAATTGAACTGCCCGAACAGGTGCCGGCGGCTGTCGCCCGGACCATTCAACTCTGGGAGTGATGATGAGTATTGAGCGGATGATGTCGGCGCTGACCTATTTCATCGCGCTGTTTCTGGCCTGGCTGGGTGATTTCTCGCTTCAGGATCTGGGAACGGTGCTTGCCATGGTGCTGGGTGTGGCGGCGTTCGCGCTGTCCTGGTATTACCGGCGCAAAACCTACCAGTTACTGGCCGCCGGGGCGATCAGTCGGGAGGAATATGAACGCGCAAATCGTTAAACGCTGTGTGATTGGCGTGGTGCTGGCGATTGCCGCCACACTGCCGCAATTCCAGTTACTGAAAACCTCGCCGCAGGGACTGGAGCTGATTGCAGATTATGAAGGCTGTCGGCTTACCCCGTACCGCTGCGCCGCCGGTGTATGGACTAACGGGATCGGGCATACCGAAGGCGTCGTGCCGGGGAAAACCCTCAACGAGCACCAGGTGGCCGGGAATCTCGTCAGCGACGTGTTACGGGTGGAAAAGGCGCTGGCGGTCTGCGCGCCGGTGGACATGCCGCCGCAGGTATATGACGCAATGGTCAGCCTGGCGTTTAACGTCGGCACCGGCGCGGTGTGCCGCTCCACGATGGTGTCGTTTATCAAACGTCACCAGTGGTCGCAGGCGTGTGATCAACTGTCACGCTGGGTCTACGTCAACGGCGTGAAAAACAATGGGCTTGAAAACCGCCGCGCGCGGGAAAAGGCGTGGTGCTTAAAAGGAGTGAATCCATGAAACGTAAAGTGATTTCTTTTGTGCTGGATGTGGTGCTGACGCTGATGCTGGTCGCGGGGCTGCTGAAACCGGAAAGTGTGGCGGTGAATTTTGTGGTGGCGTGGGCCTGGCTGGGTTGTGCGCTGATGCTGACAGCTGTCACAACGGGCATTGCTGGCCATGTTATCTGGTACGTGTTTGAAAAGGGCAAAGTACCGGATGCGGAATCGCAGGCGCTGAAAGCAGTGCGCGCCATTTTCAACCCGGATATTTCCCCGCTGCGCCGGTGGTGGTCCTGGGCAATGTTTGCCGCAATTGTGGTCTGCCTCATTAATGCGGGCTGGCTGGTTGTGGCGATTGTTTATCTGTTCTGCGCTGTGGCCTTCCGGTTTACCGCCTCGGTTTATCGTCAGCTAATGGCGGATGCACCATGCACCGTGGCGTAGTGGTTTTACTGGCAGCGCTTGCCACCGCGCTGGCTTTTCTGGGTTGGCGACTTAATGAAGCGCACCAGGCTATCGGCAGCCGTGACCGGGATATTAAGGCGCTGTCTGAAAAACTGAGCGACAAAAATAGCCAGCTTCAGGCCGTGGACATGATGGCCCGGATGAATGACGCCTATCAGGCCAGGCTTCAGCGCAACACGGAAGCCATTCACGCGGCGGCCGCAGAACGTCAGGCAATGATTAAGGGGGTGATCCGTGGAAGTGAAGAGAATGCGCGCTGGGCTGATGCTCCTTTGCCTGCTGATGTTATCCGCCTGCAAAACCGCCCCGCCATTACCGGTGGCGCAGGTTATCAGGATTTCCTGTCCGGCGGTGACCCGCTGCCAGCTCCCGGCGAGTAACCCGACAAACAACGGTGAACTGCTGGAAGCCAAAGAAACAGCGGAAACCGCCTGGGGGCTGTGTGCCGCTAAGGTGGATATGATCGTGGACTGTCAGGAGAAACTCAGTGAAAAAGCCCGATTCCCTGCGCCAGTCCATCAGTGAAGGTCTGGAGTTTCTGAAGAAAAACCCTGATGCCCTGCATTTGTTTGTGGATGAGGGGACTGTGGTCAGTACCGGCGTACCGGCTCCCGGATGGGAATACCGCTACACGCTGAATGTGGTGGTAACGGATTATGCCGGGGATCCGAATCTGCTGATTGCTGTTGTGTGTAACTGGCTCGCCACACATCAACCCGATGCGCTGAACAACTCTGAACTGCGGGAAAAACTCTTCCGGTTTGAGGTGGATATTCTGAATAACGATCTCTGTGATATCGCCATTTATCTGGCGCTGACGGAGCGCGTCATTGTCACGGTTGAGAACGGACTGGCAGTAGTGGAAGCCGTCCCGGAACCTGCCAGCCCGGAAGGCGACTACTGGATCCGCCATGGCTGAATTTAAAGAAATTGAAGGGTGGCTGGATGCGCTGATAGCCCAGCTTGAACCGGCGCAGCGGCGAAAACTGTTGCGGGATGTCGCAACAAAAATCAGGCAACAACAACAACAGAATATCAGGATGCAGAAAAACCCGGACGGCAAAGCCTACGAGCCACGACGGGTATCAGGACGCGCCAAAAAGGGCCGCGTACGTCGCCAGATGTTCACCAAACTGCGCACCGTTCGGTATATGAAAACCCGCGTGACGGCCAGCACGGCTGAGGTTGGGTTTGATGCAAGAGCGCAGCGTATCGCCCGTGTTCATCACTACGGCCTGCGTGATCGGGTAAGGCCAGGTGGTCCGCAGGTGACTTATGCACGGCGTGAACTGCTCGGCATAACTGATGCATCAGAGGAACTGATAAGTGACCTGATTATTGCGCATCTTGCGCGCTGATTGTCTGGTGACTGAGACAACAGCCGGGACTAAGCGCCACGCGGTAACAATGGAAAACTGATGACATGAAAACAGATTTTACCCTTGCCGAACTTTACCGCCTGCTCCTTAACCTTATCCGAAAAGGAGTGGTGACCGAGGTGGACGCCGAAAACTGGCAGTGCCGCGTCCAGACCGGCGACCTCGAAACCAACTGGCTTAACTGGCTGACCCTTCGCGCCGGTAAATCCCGCACATGGTGGAAACCGTCCGTAGGCGAACAGGTTCTGCTACTGGCGGTGGGTGGCGAGTTAACCACGGCGTTTGTTCTGCCTGGCATTTATTCCGATGCCTGCCCCCCGCCGTCCACGTCAGAGGACGCAATGGTAACCGCGTTCCCGGATGGCGGCTGGATTGAATATGAGCCGGAAACCGGGCGCTATCAGGTTAAAGCCGGGGCAAATATCGTTTTTGAAGCGCCGGAAAGCATAGCCATCAAAACAGCATTGCTGGATATCGACGCGGGACAGACCGTGATCAACGGTGACGTTACCCAGAGCGGCGGCGCATTATCTTCCAATGGTGTTGTTCTGGATGCTCACGCCCACATCGGCGTAATCAAGGGCGGCGATAAAACGGGCGGGCCAGTCTGATGATGTATATGGGGATGAATCAACGGACCGGCGAAGCCATTACGGATATCGATCATATCCGCCAGTCCGTGCGGGACATTCTTACCACCCCGGTCGGTTCCCGGATTTATCGCCGGGAATATGGCTCGCTGTTTTTATCGCTGATTGATGATCCGACGAACCCGGCGACAAAACTCAGGGTAATGGCGGCAACCTACAGCGCGATTAACCGCTGGGAACCGCGTATCCGGTTAGACAGCGTCACGCTGGAAACCACCATGGACGGTGAAATGGTCGTGGAGCTTAGCGGCTATCGTGATGACGGTTCCGCTGTGAGCTTAAGTGTTCCGATGGGGAATAATTTATGAGTGCCGTTGATCTTTCATCCCTGCCCGCGCCGCAAATTATTGATGTGCCGGACTTTGAAGCGCTGCTTACTGCGCGTAAGGCGCGTCTGGTATCGCTTTACCCTGCTGAATTGCAGGAAGCGGTTGCCCGTGCGCTGGAACTGGAATCCGAACCGCAACTAAAAATCCTTCAGGAAAACTGCTACCGGGAAATTCTGCTGCGTCAGCGCATCAATGAAGCAGTGCAGGCGGTCATTATTGCCCGTTCCGGCGGCGGAGATCTGGACAACCTGGTCGCCAACTTTAATGTGCAGCGTCTGGTCGTCACGCCAGCGGATGAAACCGCCGTTCCGCCGGTTCCGGCTGTCATGGAGAGCGACGAGGATTTACGCCAGCGCGCGCCGGAAGCGTTCGAAGGTTTATCCGTGGCGGGGCCAGAAGCGGCGTATAACTTCCACGCCCGCAGTGCTGACGGGAGGGTAGCCGATGCATCCACGGTCAGCCCGTCTCCCGCTGCGGTGGTGGTGACCGTGCTGTCCCATGAGGGTAACGGGCAGGCCAGCCAGGCGCTGCTGGATATTGTAGCCAGCAAGCTGAGCGCCGAAACCATCCGCCCGCTGGGCGACCGGCTGACCGTTCAGTCCGCCGCTATCACTGAATACCGGGTGGCGGCAAAGCTGCACCTGTTTGATGGCGTGGTGGCTGGTCCCTGTCTGGCGGCAGCAAAGAACAATCTTACTGCCTATCTGCTGGAGCAAAAGAAGCTGGCGCGCAGTATCCGGCGCGATAACTACAAGGCTGTGCTGCGTGTGGCCGGGGTGGACTGGGTGGAGCTGCTGGAGCCTGCAGCCGATGTGCTGATGGATAAGTCACAGTCGGGATACTGCATCGCCACAGATATCACCATTGCCGGGGATGCCAATGAGTAGCCTGTTGCCGCCGGGATCGTCCGCGCTGGAGCGTCGTCTTGCTGAAGCCTGCGGCGATATCAGCACCGTTCCGGTGTCGTTGCGCGAACTGTGGAACCCGGACACCTGCCCGGAACACCTGCTGCCCTGGCTTGCCTGGTCGTTCTCTGTTGACCGCTGGGATGAGGCCTGGCCGGTAGCGGTGAAACGCCAGGTTGTGCGCGATGCGTATTTCATCCACCGTCAGAAAGGCACCATTGCCGCCGTGCGCCGTGTGGTGGAGCCGTTCGGCTTTCTTATCCGGGTGATCGAGTGGTGGCAGTCCGGTGAAACGCCGGGAACCTTTCGCCTTGATATTGGCGTTCAGGACCAGGGCATCACGGAAGAAACCTACCAGGAACTTGAGCGACTGATAGCGGGCGCAAAGCCGGTCAGCCGTCATCTGGTTGGCCTGTCCATAAACTTGCAGACCAGCGGCAGCGTTATCACCGGCGCGGCCAGCTATCAGGGCGATGAGCTGACTGTTTATCCCTACTTTGCTGAAGCTATCAGCGTGGGCGGCCCGGCAGTGTCCGGCGCTGCCATCCATTTGATTGATGAGATGAGCGTAAATCCATGACGGCAAAATATTATGCAATCCTGACCACGCTGGGTGCCGCGAAACTGGCTAACGCCATGGCGCTGGGAACGAAACTGGAAATTACCACCATGGTCGTGGGTGATGGTGGCGGCGTACTGCCGACACCGGACGCCAATCAGACTGCCATTGTCGGCGAACAGCGGCGCGCCCCGATTAACATGCTGAGCATTGACCCGGCGAACCCCGGACAGATTATTGCTGAACAGGTTATCCCGGAGAATGAAGGCGGCTTCTGGATCCGCACTATCGGTCTGTACGATAAGGACGGGACGCTGATTGCGGTGGCAAACTGCCCGGAAACCTATAAGCCGCAGTTACAGGAGGGAAGCGGTCGCACCCAGACCATCCGCATGATCCTGATTGTGTCGAACACTGACGCTATCACGCTGAAAATTGACCCGGCGGTCGTGCTGGCAACCCGTAAATATGTGGATGATAAGGTCATTGAAGTTAAGGCGTATGCCGATGAGCTGATGGCCGCGCACCTTGCCTCCGCTAACCCACATAATCAGTACGCGCCGAAAGCCTCCCCTGCCCTGACCGGGACGCCAACCGCGCCGACACCAGTTAAAACGGACAACACAACCAAACTTGCCACCACTGCGCATGTGAAACAGGTTGTGGCGGATTATGCGCCGCTGGCAAACCCAGCGCTTACCGGTAAACCGACAGCCCCGACGGCGGCGCAGACGTCAAACGACACGCAGCTCGCGACTACGGCATTTGTGAAAGCGGCTATCACTGCGCTGATTGATTCCTCACCGGCGGCGATGGACACGCTGAACGAACTGGCCGCCGCGCTGGGTAACGATCCGAACTTCGCCACAACCATGACGAACCTGCTGGCCGCAAAAGCGCCGCTGGCAAGCCCGGCACTGACAGGAACGCCGACGGCACCGACGGCAGCGCAAACCGTCAACAATACACAGCTCGCGACCACGGCATTTGTGAAAACCGCAGTGGCCGCCCTGCTGGCAAGCCCGGCGTTTACCGGAACGCCAACGGCCCCGACGGCGGCGCAGACCGTCAACAACACGCAGATTGCCACCACGGCTTATGTAAAAGCGGCACTGGCTGCCCTGGTGGATTCCTCACCGGCAGCGCTCGACACGCTGAACGAACTGGCCGCCGCGCTGGGTGACGATCCGAACTTTGCCGCCACCATGACAACTGAACTGTCCAAAAAAATGGATAAGGCCAGTAACGGGGCAGATATTCCAGATGTGGCGGCGTTTCTCACAAACCTTGGTTTTGGACAATCTGTCCAGCGTGAGGGTTATCTGATTTGGCCCGGTGGCCTGATTATGCAGTGGGGGACATTAACTGGAAACCAGGGGAATTTGGGGGCTGGATATCCCATTGCTTTCAAGGAGCGGGCATATCAGGCTTTTACAGCGTTGAATGACAAAACGGATGGCGCAGTTGACGGAATTTCGCTATACGTCCCGACTGCAAATTTAACAAATAGAACATCATTAATTGCGCTCAATAAAGGTAAAGATTTGCTGGGTGTAACAACCGCGTCATATTTTGTGATAGGTAAATAATATGTATAAATTTAGTGCCACAACTACAGGGTTTTATCTGGTTGGATTTCACACAGACATCCCAACAGATGCAGTTAATGTGACTGATGATAAATGGCGTGAATTAATGAGCGGCCAGGCAGGAGGGAAACTCATCAGTTCAGATGTTGATGGCTATCCAGTCCTGATTGACAGGCCAGCCACGACACATGAGCAATATGTCGCTGCTGCTGAGCAGGAAAAACAGAACAGAATTGATGCTGCGCTCCAGTCTATTGCTGTCATCAATCTGAAACTACAGGCGAGAAGAACGCTAACAGATGTGGAGCGCCTAAAACTTAACAGCACACTGGACTACATCGATGAGGTGACGGCAACAGACACCGGCACCGCGCCTAATATCAACTGGCCCGCTATTAAGGCTTAACAGGCCAGCTAATGTTGGGTGCTGTTGAGGTATCGACTCGCATCAACAGCACCCGATATTTTTTCCACGCTACAAGCTCACTGGCTTCCTTGTCCGTTGCGATATCAGCATCAACCGCATCCTGACGCCATGAAATTTCTGAATCAGCGATTGATTTTAAAGCTTGTCGTTTCTGTTCTGCTCGCTCCTGCTGTTCTGTTTTTGTTAATTCAGGATACGGAACCAGTAAAGGGAATCCGTCGTCACCAGGCTGAATTTGTCCATTAACTTGACCGTCTAAAATCCTTTGGGCTTCGCTGTCGGTGATACAAACAAAAGCGCCCGGAATATTATCTTCTGGAGTGTTGTCATTATAAAACCCGTTATTTAATGCGCAGTATTTCATACGGCCCCCTTTCCGATAGCGATATAAGAAAACATCGTTGCGATACCCGACGCTTTTGAATCGGCTGAAAAAACTCTAGCCCCGGCCGCAGTAGTATTTATTAAATCCCACCCAACGGCATTCACCCCGTCAGGCGTGGAAGATATGTCCGATGGCATAACCAGATAAGGCACACCAACAAAAGCGTGCGGAAATTGGACATTACCGATGCCGTTACTGGCTGTTGAACCTCGCCCCCAGACGAATTGATAATCATCAATCTTGAAATAACCGGACTCAGCTACTGATTTTCGCAAACCAAGGTTTGCGGGAAGTGTCTGCCATTTCTGATCATGTTGGCCATACCAAAAAAGGTTTCTGCAGAACCGTTATAAATGACCGTGCTCGATACAATGCGCCCCTGAAATTCAACGGATAAGGGATGTTTATATGCTGGTTGGCTATGTGAGGGTGTCAACAAATGACCAGAACACCGCATTACAGAGAAATGCACTTGAAAGCGCAGGATGTGAGCTGATTTTTGAAGATAAAATAAGCGGAAAAACGTCAGAAAGACCCGGATTAAAGAAGCTCCTGAAAGTGCTGGCCTGCGGTGACACGCTTATCGTGTGGAAGCTGGATCGGCTGGGGCGAAGTATGCGCCACCTGGTTACCCTTATTGAAGAACTGCGACAGCGGGGTATTAATTTTCGAAGTCTCACCGACAGCATTGATACATCCACGCCGATGGGGCGCTTTTTCTTTCATGTTATGGGCGCACTTGCTGAAATGGAACGCGAGTTAATCGTCGAGCGTACCCGCGCTGGGCTGGATGCTGCCAGGGCGCAGGGCCGAATCGGTGGCCGCCGCTCGAAATTAACAGCCGAACAATGGGCGCAGGTCGGGCGGCTTATCGCTGCCGGTGAATCACGCCAGCGTGTTGCCCTGATTTTTGATGTTGGGCTTTCCACCCTTTACCGTAAGTTCCCTGCCGCTAAGGAACTGGCAGCGCTCGAAACTGGCATATTGTGTCAGTAACAGCACAACGGCGCGAAGCTGTGCGCGCGACATAATCAATTCACCATAGGGCGGAATCCACTCAGGAGGTCCGCCAGATGGCTGAAGATTATCACCACGGTGTCCGCGTTCTGGAAGTCAATGAAGGAACGCGCACCATTCGTACCGTCAGTACCGCTGTTGTCGGGATGGTCTGCACGGCAGACGACGCCGACGCGGCAGCATTTCCGCTTAACACGCCGGTGCTTATTACTGACGTGGTCACAGCGTCCGGGAAAGCAGGCGAAACCGGCACCCTTGCCCGTTCTCTGGATGCGATTGCCGATCAGTCCAAACCCGTTACCGTAGTGGTGCGCGTTGAACAGGGCGAAACCGAAGCGGAAACCACGTCGAATATCATCGGCGGCGTGACAGCCCAGGGTAAACGCACTGGCATGAAAGCGCTGCTGACAGCCAGCAACCAGCTTGGAGTAAAACCGCGCATTCTGGGTGTTCCCGGTCATGACACACAGGCGGTGGCGTCTGAGCTGTTGAGCGTGGCGCAGTCCCTGCGCGGCTTTGCGTATCTGGCTGCCTATGGCTGTAAAACCGTGCAGGAATGTATCGATTACCGTGCCAACTTCGGCCAACGTGAAGGTATGTTGATCTGGCCTGATTTTACCGGCTGGGACACGGTGACAAATGCCGAACAGACGATGTACGCCACCGCCCGTGCGCTGGGCCTGCGCGCCAAAATTGACAGTGACACCGGCTGGCACAAGTCGCTTTCCAACGTCGCAGTAAATGGCGTCACCGGGATTTCCGCTGATGTATTTTGGGACTTGCAGGATCCGGCAACCGACGCGGGCCTGCTGAATAAAAACGATATCACCACGCTTATCCGCTCTGATGGTTTTCGCTTCTGGGGTTCCCGTTCCCTGAGTGATGACCCGCTTTTCCAGTTCGAATGCTACACCCGCACCGCGCAGGTTCTGGCAGATACCATGGCAGAGGCTCACATGTGGGCGAATGACATGACGCTGACTCCGTCACTGGCCCGCGACATTATCGAAGGCGTAAAAGCCAAAATGCGCTCACTGGTCAGCCAGGGTTATCTGCTGGGCGGGGACTGCTGGTTTGACGACAGCGTGAACAATAAGGACACCATCAAGGCCGGGAAACTGTGGCTGGACTATGACTACACCCCGGTCCCGCCGCTGGAAAACCTGATGTTCCGCCAGCGTATCACTGACCGTTATCTGGTCGATTTTGCCAGCCAGCTTAAATCCTAAGGGGACGTTATGGCACTGCCACGCAAGGTTAAATACCTGAATCTGTTTAATGCCGGTCAGAACTGGATCGGCCTGGTTGAGTCCGTCACCCTGCCAAAACTGACGGAGAAAATGGAGAAGTACCGGGGCGGCGGTATGCCGGGTTCGGTGGATATCAGTCTGGGCCTGGACGATGGCGCGCTGGATACGGAATTCACTATCGGTGGTACTGAAATCCAGCTATTCAAGCAGATGGCGACGCCCACTGTGGACGGTGTTCAGTTGCGTTTTACTGAATCCCTGCAACGTGACGACACCGCAGAAGTTTACGCGCTGGAGCTGGTTACCCGTGGCCGCTACAAGGAACTGGATTCCGGTGAACACAAGCAGGGCGACAGTTCAACCACCAAAGTGTCCTGCACCAACACTTACGTGAAACTCACCATCAATGGTGAGGAGCTGTATGAAGTGGACACGGTGAATATGGTCTGGAAAGTCGGTGGCGTGGATATGCTTGAAGCGCACCGCACCGCGCTGGGCCTTTAATTAAAACGGGCGCGCCTGCCGCGTCCGTCTTTACTTCTCTTTTCTGAACGGAACACATCATGACCAAAGAAACCGAAACTACCGGCACTGAACCACGCACCACCGCAACCGTCACCCTGGACTGCCCGATCCAGCGCGGTAAACAGACCATTGAAACCATCACCGTGCGCAAGCCACAGTCCGGCGCGCTGCGCGGCACCCGTTTGCAGTCGCTGATGGAAATGGACGTGGACAGCATGGTGGTTGTACTGCCGCGCGTCACCACGCCGTCACTGACCCGCGAGGAAGTGCTTACCCTTGAGCCGGGCGATCTGTTGCAGTTATCCGTGGAGCTGGTCAGTTTTTTGTTGCCGAAGTCGGCCTCTGCCGCTTTCCCGACAAATTAACTGTTGATGATTTAATTGCCGATATCGCCACGATCTTTCACTGGCCGCCCGATGTAACCGGCGATATGTCGCTGACAGAACTGCTGGAGTGGCGGCACAAAGCCATTTTACGAAGTGGGGCCGCCGATGAGTGACCGTAACCTGCGTTTGCAGGTTGTATTAAATGCCGTTGATAAGCTCACCCGCCCGTTTAAGGATGCGCGTGCCGGTTCTCAGGAACTGGCCGCCGCCATCAAAAAATCCCGTGATGCCCTGAAACAGCTCGACCAGGCTGGCGCGAAGCTCGACGGGTTCCGCACCCTGCAACAGTCCGTGAAACAGACCGGTGCCGATCTGGCGCAGGCCCGCCTGCGCGCCCAGATGATGACCCGCGAAATGGCGGGGATGGAAAACCCGACAAAGAAACAGACCAAAGCCCTGGAAGACCAGTGGCGGGCCGTGTCACGTCTGGAGAAAAAACAGCAGGAAGAAACCGCGCAGCTAAGCCGGGTCCGGGCGGAGTTGTACCGGCTTGGCATTTCAGCCAAAGACGGCACAGGCGCAACGGAAAAAATCCGCCGGGAAACGGCCCGCTATAACGATGAACTTCGTGAACAGGAAGCAAGGCTGAAGCGCGTCGGGGAACAACAGCGGCGCGCCAATGCTGCCAGTTCAACGCTTCAGCGTTCAAGAGCATTGCGTAATGAAATTGCCACTACCGGGGCGGGAATGATAGCGACAGGTGTGGCGACTGCCATGCCGCTAATGGCTCCAGTCAGGGCGTATTCAGAATCGGAAGAGGCAGCGACCCAACTGGCGGCTTCTATGATGGCTCCGGGCGCAAAGGTGCTGCCTGAATATGAGCAAATAAATAAGCTGGCGCTTCAGCTTGGTGATCGCCTGCCCGGCACTACGGCAGATTTTCAGAACATGATGACGATGCTTCGCCGTCAGGGGATGTCTGCAACATCGATCCTGAACGGGCTTGGGGAGGCTACGGCTTATCTCGGTGTACAGCTAAAGTTACCTGCGACAGAAGCGGCGGAGTTTTCGGCCAAACTTCAGGATGCCACTGGTACGGCAGAAAAGGACATGATGGGCCTGATGGATGTAATCCAGAAGGGCTTCTACGCCGGTGTTGATCCGAACAACATGCTTAACGGCTACGCAAAAATTTCCAGTGCCATGTCAATTCTCAAGGTGAAAGGACTGGACGCGGCGAAAGCTTTTGCACCGTTACTTGTTATGGCCGATCAGGCGGGTATGCCCGGCGAATCTGCGGGTAACGCCTATCGTAAGGTTTTCCAGGCAGCAATGAACCGGGACAAAGTGACCGGGGCGAATGATGATCTGAAAGCTGCGGGTTATAAAATCAAGCTCAGTTTCAGTGACGGTAAAGGCGAATTCGCCGGGCTTGAGGCGCTTTATCAGCAGTTGCTGAAGCTCAAAAATGTCTCTACAGAAATGCGGCTCGCCACTCTGAAAGGCATTTTTGGAGATGATGCGGAAACCCTCCAGGTTCTGAATATCATGATTGATAAAGGAATGGATGGTTACCGTGAAGCGGAAGGGAAATTGCAGGCGCAGGCATCCCTGCGTGAGCGTGTTGATTCCCAGCTTAAAACGCTGGGCAACCGCTGGGAAGCTGCGACCGGTTCGTTTACCAATGCTTTGGCAACAATAGGCGCGACCGTTGCGCCGGAACTGAAACAACTGGCTGACTGGCTGGGCAATCTGGCGAACCGCCTCAATCAGTTTGTTCAGCAACACCCGAAACTGACCTCATCAATTTTTAAAGTAGTTGCCGGTTTTGCAATCATTACTGCAACGCTGGGAACGCTGGGGCTTGCCGTTGCTGCCATTCTGGGGCCGCTGGCAATCATGCGTTACGGTTTTAGCTTGCTGGGCGGTGGCGCACTGTCGCGCCTGCTTCCGGGGTTCGGCGGGCTGGCGGCAATTATTACACGTCTGGCTCCGGGTCTTGCAGGTGCCGGTGGCGGGATCCGCGCATTTCTGGCAAGCCTTCAGAATACCGATGCGGCGTCCGTGATAGAGCGCATCCGGGAAGCGCTGTCCGGGTTCGGTGAAGACGACGAGGAAGGCGGCATACTGGATGCGCTGCGCAACGGGGTACTCAACCATCTTAAAGAGCAGGCAGAGAACGCAGGTGGCGCGCTGGTTTCCGCGTTCCGTAATCCTGTCGCAACGCTGTCTACCCTGCGGGGTCATGTGGCCGGGCTTGCAACGGCAGGTTTCGGGGCGCTCGGTACGGCGGTAAGCCGCTTCGGTAATATTCTGCTGGCGCTTGTCACCTCCCCGCTGGCGCTTCTGCGGACGGCATTAATGGCAACCGGCGGCCTGCTGGGCGCGCTGCTAAGTCCCGTGGGTCTGGTCATTATGGCGCTGTCTGCCGTCGCGCTGGTTGTCTGGAAATACTGGCAGCCCATCACCGCATTTTTATCCGGGATGGTGGAAGGTTTTCAGGCGGCTGCCGGGCCGGTTAAGGAAGCGTTCGAACCCCTACGCCCCGTGTTCACCTGGATAGAACAAACAGTGAAAGGACTGTGGAAGTCATTCACAGATTTGCTTTCCCCTGTGAAATTTACCTCTGATGAGCTGAGCAATGCGGCAGATATGGGTAAACGTTTCGGCCAGGCGTTAGCAGATGGTCTGGCGCTCGTAATGAGTCCCCTTGAGTCGCTTAAATCCGGCGTCTCATACCTTCTGGATCTGATGGGTATTGTCAGTGATGAGTCTAAAAAAATGCCTGATGCCAGACAGGTAACCGGTAATAACTATTTGAATTACGGTAGTAATGAACCAAAAACATTCTCTGGTAGTGGCTATAACGTGCGGATGTATGATTCAGGCGGTTATCTGCCAGCCGGTAAAATGGGCATTGTCGGCGAGAATGGCCCGGAGCTGATTAACGGGCCAGTCAATATCATGAGCCGTCGGCGTACTGCAGCGCTGGCTGCCGCTACCGCGATGGCGTTCGGCAGCCTGTCACAGCCAGTTGCCGCGAAACCCCTTCATCCGCTAAGCCTGCCGGTTGCGGAATATCTTCAGCCGTCAGCCGGATTGCGCGGCGGTGATGTGTCTGTTTCATCCGGTCCGGTGAAATATGAAATCAACATTCACCAGGCATCGGGCCAGAGCGCGCAAGACGTGGTGTCGGAGGTTATGCGCCAGCTCGACGCCAGAGAACGCCAGCGCGCCGCTGGACGCCGCAGTAGCTTCAGTGACAGAGGGGATTTTTAACCATGATGATGACTCTGGGCCTGTTTGTTTTCATGCTCAAAACAGTGCCATTCCAGCAGTTGCAGCTACAACAGCAGTGGAGACACGCAAGCAACAACCGCGTGGGCCTGCGCCCGTCCCTTCAGTTTCTGGGGCCGGACAGCGATGTGATAACTCTGTCCGGGGTGCTGATGCCATCCATCACCGGCGGGCGATTGTCCATGCAGATGCTGGAACTGATGGCGGAAACCGGCAAGGGCTGGCCGCTGCTGAAAGGCAACGGGACCATTTACGGCATGTTTGTGATCGAGAATATCGGGCGAACAGAAAGCGAGTTTTTTAGTGACGGTTCACCGAGAAAAATTGAATTTACCGTGACGCTGAAGCGTATGGATGAGTCGCTCAGTCAGATGCTGGGCGACCTGTCCGGGCAGCTGGCCCAGCTTAAGGACAACGCGGTCAGCAGTATGGGGGATTTGCTGTCATGACAGATACGACCATGTTTGCCGGTAGTGAATGTGTTCCGGCTTACCGGGTGATGATGAAGGACCGGGATATCACGCAGAACCTAGCGCCCCGTCTTATTGCCCTGACACACACCGATAACCGTGGCTTTGAGGCTGACCGACTCGATCTGGAACTGGACGACGCGGACGGTCTGCTGGAGCTGCCGCGCCGGGGTGCGGTGCTTTCGCTCGCGCTGGGCTGGAAGGGAAAGCCGCTGATCGTCAAAGGGGATTTTACCGTTGATGAGATTGAGCATTACGGAACGCCGGATCGCATTACGGTGCGGGCGCGTAGCGCGGATTTTCGCGCCACGCTGAACACCCGCCGGGAGAAGTCCTGGCATAAAACCACCGTGGGGAAAGTTTGTGAAGAAATTGCCGCCCGGCATAAGCTGGAAACGGCCATCGGTGCGGACATGGCGGCGCAGGATGTGGACCACATCGACCAGACCAATGAATCAGACGGGTCATTTCTGATGCGGTTGGCCAGACAGCATGGCGCGATTGCATCCGTTAAATCTGGCAGGCTGTTGTTCATCCGGCAGGGCCAGGGGAAAACCGCCAGTGGTAAGGCGCTGCCGGTAGCCACCATAACCCGCAAATCAGGCGATCAACACCGGTTCAGTTTAGTAGACCGCGAAGCCTACACTGGCGTGATCGCTTCCTGGCTGAATACCCGCGAGCCGGTAAAGAAAGACCCGGCAAAAGTGAAGCGCAGGCGTCGGAAGGCCAGCGCATCCAAAACCAAAACCCCGGAAGCCAAACAGGGTGATTATCTCATCGGTACGGATGAAAACGTTCTGGTCCTGAGTCGCACCTATGCCAACCGGCGCAACGCTGAGCGCGCCGCAAAGGCCGCATGGGAACGGCTTCAGCGTGGTGTGGCATCGTTTTCTATCGGGCTGGCGCTGGGGAGAGAAGATTTATTCCCTGAACTGCCGGTCAAGGTAAGCGGGTTCAAACAGCAGATTGATGAGGCGGACTGGATTATCACTACTGTAACCAACTCCATAAACGATAACGGTTTTACGACATCGCTGGAACTGGAAGTGAAAATTTCAGATACAGACATGAATTAAATCATTTTGAAAATGCAAGTTACAAGTTATCATAATTAAACTTTTCGAGATGGAGAAACCTGAAAATGATGAATTGCCCTCTCTGTGGTAATGCAGCGCATACGCGGAGTAGTTATCAGGTATCGTCGAACACAAAAGAACGCTATAACCAGTGTCAGAATATTGAATGTGGTCATACATTCATTACACATGAAACCTTTGTTCGATCTATTTCCACACCGCAACGAGTTAACCCGGCCCCGCCCCATCCTCAGTTCAATGGACAAAGCCATTTAGTTTTCTAA